ATATCATATCCAGGATATTTTTTTTCTATTGCAAACTTTTGATTGTTTACATCTTGCTTGTCTGTACTTACTCTTACAAGTGCTACTATCTTATTCATTATGATAACCTCCTAACTGCATACATAGCTGCACAATGACGACCACAAAATTTCTTACCATAGAAATACTTGTAGCTCTCACCATCCCACAATCTATAAGAATACATTGTATCACCTTGTTTAAAGTTTTTACTTGTCCAACCTTGAACTACCTCTTGTTTTTTTCTGTAACAAATTAAGTTACCTTGGTAGGGTTCCTTTGCCATTGTTACATCTTGAGTAACTCTTTGTAATGTTTTGTTACAAGTTTTACATTTTGGTTTGACCATATTTCCTCCTATGTTATTTCCTATTGTTGGTCTTACTTTGTTCATATTGTTAATATAAGGATTATGTATATATTTGCAAGATATATTTTAAATATTTTTTAAGGAGGTAAAAATGGCTAAAAATATGAAGATTGTACCATTCTATTTAAAGATCCCAGAAAAATTAAAAGATAAGATCCAGGACCAAGCTAAGGTAGAGAGAATACCTATGGCCACATTGGTGTCTGAAATCTTAGAGATGGGAATATCTATAAGACCTAAAGTTATCCAGGACCGAATAGATAAAATGCTTAACGCAGCTAGAATGGGAGGATCAAATGAGCAAGGATAAAATAAATCCATCACACTACAAAGATAATCCAATACAAACCTTTGATGCAATCACATCTCAGTTTACAGATGCAGAAAAGATTGGAGCTATCAAGTTTAATGTTTGTAAGTACATCATGCGAATGGGTAAGAAAGTAGAAACTCTTGAGGGAGCCAGGGATGATGCTGGTAAAGCTCATTGGTACTGCGAGAGATTACTCAAAGAACTTACAGATATGATAAGTAAAAAGAAACCAAAGAAGAGGGCCCAGGATAAAGATCCAATGGAACTTACTCAAGAAGATCTGGAGGAACTATTAAATCCTGGAGTACATGTCTATCCATTCAAACCTAAAAAGAAAGAGGATAAGAATGACAAAGATACCAAATAATGTAATCAAACCACCACCTGGTTTTGAATATGTACAACAAAGATCTGTACCTATTGTCCAACCTAAAGATGATGGTATTAAAAAAAGAATAGACTACCTGGAGAGCAAGATAGATAAGTTAATGGATGAGCTCCGAGTATTAAAAAGAAGAGATAAGTATAGACCTAAACCAGAGGAGAGAGCTAAGAGAGTTTGGATCTCTGATATACTTGAGGCTGTCTGCGATTACTTTGAGGTAGGTCCTATTGATGTTAAGTCTGATAAAAGACATGCTGATCTTGTAAGAGTTAGATCTGTATATATTAACTTATGCAACGAGCTTACTCATTCATCTCAACCAGCGATTGGCCGAGCATGTGGGAACAGAGATCATACAACTGTTATTCACCATGTAAGATTGAAGAGAGATAAAAAGAATTGCTGGAGTATTAAAAAAGAAAGTGGAATAGAATTGTGGTCTGATTTTGCCAAGCTAGAGGCAAAGCTAAAGTCAGAGGCCCAACCAGATAATGAGTGATAAAAAGAAAGCTGATTATGGTAAAGGCAGAACACCTGGCCATTTCTGTGTATTGCCTCAACGAGCTGTAATAGATAAAAGGTTCAAGACCTATCCAAGAACCTTCATGATACTTGCAGCACTTGGTAACTACACATCCAGGCAAGGTGTCTGTTGGCCGAACCAATTAACTATAGCCAGGAACTTGCACATAACCCAATCAACTGTTTCAAGACATATTAAGAAACTTATTGAGTGGGATTATATTCGATATGCTAAAAAACATCCTGGCCTCAAAGGTAACAAATACTTTATGGTGTTTGATCCTAAGATTAAAGAAGAGGATGCTTTAGCTATGGTACCGGATAAGGATAGATCCTATGAAGATAAACCAGAAATACATGTAGGACCGAAAGGTGGGGGTAAAAAGAATTATGCACCTAGAGTACATAAGTCTGTAGTTAAGAATAATTCTAATATGGCTCCCAGTACATATCCAGATATGCAGTCAGAGTACATGCATAACAACCCATCTAACAATCATATATACCCTATAGTCAGAAACATATGTAATAGGTTTGTAAGATTAACCGAAGAGATTTTCGGAACTTTGGTTCAATATAATATTGATGATGAGAAGATGGTAACTGAATGGGTAAAGGAAGGACTTACCGAGGCCAGAGCTGCTGCTAGAATTAAGGAGATACTATTGTGGAGAAGGACCAATAGAAAGGATTGCCCCAAGCGATTGGTCTTTTATAAGGATGTATTCATCAAGAAAGACAAGCCTAATAACAATAAGGAACTGGTCCAGGATATGGTTAAGAAATTATCCAGGAAGATGAAGATGCCCAGGTAATTTATAAATCGTAAACGAACATTTACATTTTATAAATGCAGCCTAGATAACGCAGTCCTCCAGCAAAAATAAAAAAGGCCAGGTGTTGCAGAAAAGACACACCTTGCCCCCCCAGGGCGTCATACTATATGGGGGGATAACTCATAATTTTTTTGCAATTATTTTACAAATCATTTATTATGTTCACATAACTTTCTCTAGGTTAAAACTATAGTGGGTTAGTTATTTTTAGTTATATAAGTGGGGTAGGCTTTCTCATCCTAGGCTAGTCAAAGCAGCCTCACTTAAAAAAGGAAACATAAAAGGAAAAGGAAAAATATGAGTGGACCGACACATAGCAATCGTAACTATAAGGTTATGAAAGGATACAGCTTACCAGAGGGTGAGTACATCATTGAAGAATGGAACGCATCTAACTGGGATAAGGAAACAAAAGAAAGATCATCAGTACCAGGTGCTAAGGATATTAAGATCTACAAGAAGGATAGCTCTAAGGAGTATAACAAAGGAGATCTTGTAGCTTTCTTTAGAGTGTTTGAGAATAAAGATGATCCTCAGATACCTCTTCACCAAAAATCAGCAAGTGAAGGAATATCGGATGACGCAATCCCATTCTAAAAAAAGAATAGTTAAACCTCCTTTGGATCGGTTCGGTGGTGTCCGAGTGGTCCAGAGGAGAATACAAAAATCACAAATTATTGAACATAACAAGGAAAGTGTAGCTAAAGAACTTGTTGATATAGGTAAGACTAATATTGCCGATATTATGGACTGGGATGAAAAGGGTAATGTTACAATTAAAGATAGTAAAAACATATCTGAGGCAGCATTAAAGTCTATAAAAAAAATTAAAGTTACTCCGACAAAACTAGGCCCTCAGTTAGAGGTAGAGCTGCATGACAAGGTAGCTGTACTTAGAGTGTTGGCTAAGGCTGCTGGATTATTAGAACAGCATGAGGATAGCGATAGACCATCAGTTGTTGGTATTGTAATGCAAGGACCAGAACAAGCAAAACCAATAATTGATATTGAGGAGGATAATGGCAAGAGTAAAGTTTGATGTAAACAAACTCCCACATGAAAGGATCCCTAAGAAAACAAGTATATCAAAAAGAAAAAAACCCAAGTTCTCCAGTATGAATAAGCATAAGAAAAGATCTTGGAAAAAACGAAACCGAGGTGGAAGATGAGTTTAATTATTTTAAGTGATGGTATATATAGCTTAGTAGTAGTTACAAAAGAAATGTTACAAAGTATTACATTATTAACAGCAGTAGATTGCTTTGAGCTTTGTGATATTTTAAGATTAAAATTGACAACCTATCATGATGCTCCCATAAATAGACATGTCATGAATGATGGTAGTGGTGATCTATATGGGTGTATATGTGAATGAGTGATGCAATAACAAATCTCAAGCTAGACTTTTCTACATCTCAAACAGTCTGGAAGTTTTTACAAGATAAATCATTTGTAAGAGGATTGATGGGCCCAGTTGGATCTGGAAAGTCATACGCATGTGCAGCTGAGATAATGTTGAAAGCTGTACAGCAAGTGGCCAGTCCTAAGGATGGGATCAAGTATTCAAGGTTTGTTGTAGTTCGTAATTCTTATCCAGAGCT